GTCTACAGTGGCTAAAAAATTACCGCGCAAAATTTTAGAGAGTTGGAGAACCGTGGCCATGGTGATCTAGTCTAACACTGGGGCAATTTTGAGGCTTGTTGCACTGTTGCGCTAACGCAACAGTGACTAGTGACACCACCTGACCACCTCAGGCCTCCACCACCTCGCCATGATGATCTTCATCAGCTTCGAAGCGATTTGATTTCAACTCTGAGTCACCGTAGCAGTCAAAGCCTTCTGCTTCCAGCTGTTCGATAGCTTCGTTAAACAGGCTCTCAACCAAGCGCACCTTGTCCACTGTACGCATCTCTTTGTGCCGTTTAGCCCGCTTGGTGCCCACCTTGTAGACTAGCGCATAGTGCTCTGCACAGTAGCTCTGTCCTTCTAGCGCAGTGTGTGTGCATGTGGGCTCAAAGCCCTGGCCCCCAATGTATTGGCATTGATGTGTATGTGCTGTAGTCATTAGGTGTTGTCCTTGTTGTTGTCTGTGTCTAGCCCTGCTGCTCGCTGTGCTGCTCTAAGCTCTTGCTGTAGCTGTTCTATCAATTGTGTACGTGTCATGTGCTCGCTTGCCCAGAACAAGGCAAGGATAGACCAAAAGCCCACGCTGTCTGGCAGCACAGACAGAGCATTGAGCACTAGGCCCAACGCTATGTAGAGCGCAATACGTTCGATCATGCTCGCTTCATACAGGTTGTCTTGCTCATAGCGATCCAGTTCTTTGGAAAGCTCTTACGCAGGTCTGCCAGCTTGAGCACCATACGCAGGCTCAGCTCACGAAGCTTGTCCTGGTTAGCCACAACAAACTCAACGATCTCGTCCTTTTGGCATTGATCAAAGTCAAAGCGGTCCAACATGCCTGCGTCATTCACGACCTGCTTGATACGCAAGATCTTCTCACGGTTCGTATCCATCTGCAGATCGATGTAGTGGCAACGGCTTTCCAATGCATCCAAGTGATCACGCAGTCGCTTGCTTTTCACGTGTTCAAACTTAATATTAGTGATAAAGATAGCCGCACCCTTGAACTCGAAACGATCTGGAATGCCTTCTGAGCGTAGCAGGCGGCTGTCTGTGTTCCAAGCAATGAAACGGCGCTCTGAACTGTCCAGGGCACCCTTAAGGATGTTCAAGCTCAAGTCTTCCATCAAGATTGAGTCACAGTCATCGAACACCACAACGTTGCCTTTTTCTGAGAACTCGTAGAGTTTAGCGTACAAGCCCAGAGCTGACATAGCACCTTTGACCACTTCATACTTGGGCTTGCGCTCTGCCAAGGTGTCGAACAGGCCGTCCTTTTGCAGTACTTTCTCCACGCCAAAGGATTTACCAACGCCCGGAGGACCACTTACGATCATGGCACGTACATCGCCCTTCTTAACAGCTTTGGTCATCTCGTCCAGGATCTCAAAGCGTTCGCCTAGTCGTGCGTAGATCTCTGCGTCTGTTTCTTTGGCAACCAAGTTCTCGTTGCGTTTGATAGCGTCCGTATCAAATTCCAGAACAGTAGTGCCCTTAGAAGGTGCTTTGCTTTTTGCTGTAGCCATTTTGTGCGTCCTTAGTGTGTTGCGAAGTTAGTATTATAACATCAAAGGGCGCTGTTGTCAACGCCCTTCAATCTTATGTTAGTCCATTCTGCTTCCAGCGTAGACCTTGTCCAGGCCCAGCTTAGTCTTCAGAACTTCTGCGTAGGCATAGGCACCCGCTTCTTTTACTGAGATGCTCTGTGTATTGTGACCGCTTGGATTCCAAATCTGCAGGCTACCTGTGTAGTCTTTGCGGAAGCCAAAGCTGATCAGCGCCTTGCCCAGCTTGGAGTTTGAACGTACACCGTAGACGTTGACCCAAGCAAAGCCGCAGGCGTCACGCTCGCCAATCTGTACGTAGGCCACCTGTGCGGCTGTCTGTGCGGCCTTTGCGGCCTCGTTGCAAGCTTCTTGAACTGCCTCTACGTTGAATGCTACTGCTGTCATAGTGTGCTCCTGTTTAGTGTGTGTAAGCATGTATTATAACTTCGTTTCAAAGAACCGTCAACCAAAAGCCTTACCGTTTGGCGGGCTTCTGTTTAGCTTCTTGAGCGGCGATCTTGCCCGAGTAGGCTTTGCCTGCGCTGTGGATCAGGCCAGTCTTGGTGTAAGTGATAGTGCCACCGGTGCTGGATGCGATTGGCTTAGGAAGTGTGTTCATTGTGTGTCCTTGTTGTTTAAGTATGTATTATAACAGGTTTTACCAACTGTGTCAACCAAAGACCCTTTCGGGTCTAAGGTCTTTATACCCAGCTGTCAACCATCATAACGGGCTTCTTCATAACCCGCTTAACGAAGTCCTCGGGCTCATCATCTGCACGGACCAGCATAAAGCCCATGCTCTCTACCAAGTCCACCTCGCAGATCTGGAGGTCCACACCCGCCTTCTCAAAGGCTGTGTTCATCTTGCTCAGGGCATACTTGACGCCTGCTTCAAACACCATATGGTCTGTGTCAGTGACTTCTTCAAAGTCGAACTCTTTCTCCATGACCTCCATGTACTCCTCACCGTCTGCTACGATGAAAGGGCGGATCTTCTTCCAGGCCTTTTGATCGGTACAGTCAAAGTGGTCACATGCTTCGTTCAGGTCAAAACTAGCAAATGCATCATAATTTATTTTAGTCATTTCTCGCTCCCTTTTGTGTGTGTGTAAGTATGTATTATAACTTCAAATTCTGAACTTGTCAAGTACTTGCCTAGCTTCGGTTAGTGGCATTTTAGCCACGAGTTCGTCCATCTCTGCCAACAGGACCAGTCGTTGGAGGCGCATGGCTTCTGCACAATCTGCAGGATCCAGGGTCTCTAGGAACTCGTCAAAGTCTTCCATTGTGTCACAGGCCCACATCTCGTCCAGCAGGGCCACTTGGTGCTTGGACAGTCCGTTGATGGTAATCATTAAAATTCTCCCATGATGATGATGGCCAAGCCCATTACGATAACAGGCAGCATTACGATAGCTAGGTTGATGATTGCTTGCATTTTAGTATTCCTTCTTGTCGCCAGTGGATTCGTTGTAGTTGTAGCCTGCACCGTAGTCGGCGATCTCTTGCAGTGACATCTCGTTGCTTTCGATACGCGGACCACTGAAGCCGCCCACTCCGCCCTTGTGTGGGTTACGGATGCGACCGTAGTAGCTGTCTGACATGCCGCGGTCGAATGGATCACCGTGTGTGAATGTGTATGAGCGCCCGTTGTGCTCTACCTTGTATTCTTGTGCAACATCGATCATCTTTGCTCCTTAGTGTCTATGTATGTATTATAACACCAAAACAAAACCCTGTCAACCGAAGGGTTAATAGGTTTCTTTGACGATATCGTACTGATCAGCGGGCCACTTGGCTTTGAACTCTTCCGATTTGACGTATTCGTTGTAGGATTTGGCTTCGAAGAACATCTTCTTAAAGACGCTCATGTGTTGGCCTTTAGGTAGGATTGTAAGGTAGATTGATTTCGCTTTGCCAGCCATTGTGTTTCCTTTTGTTGTTAAAATATTGTACGGCCTTCTTGACAGTCTGTCAAGTCAACTCAACGAATGTGCGACCCTTAAGGTCAAGGTCCAATGGTTTCTTGAACCTCTTGAGCACTTTGGTTCCTGCAGGAACATAGGCAACGGCCTTGGCACTACGGCCTGCGGGCTTGTCTTTGAATACATAGACATGGTTGGCTCCACCGTCTGTCCACACTGTGGTCTCTAGCATGATCTTCATGCTGCCGCCAGTACTGCCATCAAGCGGTTGTTGATCATGTCCATCTCATCTTTCTCTACATAGAAGTCAGTGGTTGGGTCATAGTACTGACCTTCTTTGACATCATAGTACAGGACCCTGCCCGAGAAGTTGAACGGACCTTCTAGGCCTTTGCGTGGACCGTACTTGGTACGCATCATATCTGTAGTGTCCAAAACCTTGTAGCCCATCTCTGCTCCTTGTTGCTGTCTATGTATGTATTATAACACCAAATCAAAGACCTGTCAACCGTGATCAGTAGTCAATGCCGCCTAGACGATCAAAGGCCTTCACACCCTTGGTCTTGGCATTGAGGATGTAGATGTTCTTCAACTTATAGCGTTTCTCTTTAACATCTTCTAAGGTCACAAAAGAATTCAGTTCCCAGGGATTGATCTTGTTGTAGTCCTTCTTGAGTTGGGCTACTTCTTCAGCAGGCAGTTGGTAGTCCCAATCTCGACGTTCCCGGCAATCTTGAATGCGGCACATCTCAAGCCAGTGCTCTAGGCTCTGCTTGACCAAGTCAGATGGCACCAACTCTCGGTCAATGTCCATCCAATCGCCCGCCATGCCATTCCACAGTTTGATCTCAGGGTCGCCTTCCAGGCGGTTCAACATCTCAATCAGTTTGGACTTTTTCATCATGTGCTCCTAGTGTATGCGTGTATTATACGATCAAATGCCAGCGATGTCAACCAATTCAGCATAGGCTTCTTCGATGGTGTCAAAGCCGCAGACATCATAGGATCCATCGTAGAGACGAACATAGAACTTGCCGTTGCCCGGGCTGGCTTCTGTGTCCAGGCCTGCTTCACCCACGCTGGGGATCACTCGCATTGTTTGATCAGTCATACAGTCTCCTTAAAGTAGCGGTAGGGCAAGCCCACCAAGTAGCAGAGGAACTCGTCGTCACCATTAGAGCCTTCTGCCTCGTGGATCCAACGCAGGGCCATGTCACGATCCTTTGCACCCGATGCCAACAGTCCCATCACTCGCATCTCAAAGGCATGTGCGGCCTTTTCCTCAGCAGCCTGACGCTGGAGGTCGTTGTCCGAGATGATGATCTGCAGACGATCCAAGTCCGCCTCCAGCTCTGCTTCAGTGCAGAGGTCCAACCGGATGTGGCGTGGACGAAAGCCGTGTGCTTCCTTGTACATGTCCCAGTAGATGCCTTCCAGCTGTTCTTTGCGGCTCAACTCATCCCAGCTCTTAAGTTCGTTCATCTCTGCTCCTTAGTGTCTATGTGTTAATTATAGCAAGGTTTTACCATTTTGTCAACCTCTTTTGGCGTTGTATTTTCACAACAAAGATGAACCCCACGCATCTCACGACGGGTGGGGTTCGGGGGTTTGCCTGGGACACTACCCCCAGGACTTCGGAGCGAACTCTCTAATTACACTAGGCCGAGAGCCATGGCCTTATAACCTGCGGCTACCAATGCACGGCTTGGCTTGCCAATAGCGTATTCAGTAACCTGAACACCGTTGCCTGCCTTGCGGTTGTTTGCATAAACTGCATAACCGTTCTGGCGAATGCGGCTCACTTCAGCTGAAATGTTCTTGATGCCAAAACGCTTTTCTGCGGCACTTGCTGTGACCTTCTCACCGTTGTACATTGCGTTGAACAGTTTGAATGTCTTTGTTTCTGGATTAAATTGTTTCATGTTGTTTCCTATATATTATACTGCATTGCAGTTACATTAATAATACAGGTTACAGTGGATAAGGTCAAGACTTAATCTTGCCAAACTCTTTGTCCACATAGAATTGAATCAATTCTCGTTGGATCTGAGTAATCAAATCGCCATGATCTTCATTTACCACAAAACGAACTGGACACCGGCCCCACATGGCGCTCTTGTTAAACTCTGCGAACCATTCGCGGTGTTGTTTGTTTTTGGCACTGAATACCACAAAAGGGCGTCCATGTAGTTGCAGTCGACTCATTTTGATGTAACCGTATGCTTGAACAAGAAGCCTGACAGAATGGTAATACCCCAAGCCTGAAGCCAAGTAACTTCATTGACCCCGCTGACAGCACCTACCAAACAGCCGTTCCACAGCATATACACTGGCCACGACAGCAAGAAGGACAGTGCGACAAAGAATGCCAGCCCGCCTAGAACTATTAAAACCTTTTCCATTTAGTGCTCCGAATTATTAAGAATAGAAACAGGGCTTATTGACATTGCCTGCCCTCACACTGCAGGGGATCAGTAAGGTGCGTCTTCTGCTTCAGCCAACATCTTAGAGACTTCAGCCTTGGTCACAACAGCCTTAGGCACTGCGGTCTTCTTTGCAGCGACCTTGGCCTTGATGCCTTCCATTGTAGGCTTGGCTTTGGCCTTGACCTTAGGAGCAGCCTTCTCAGCCTTGGGCGAACGCTTGTCCAAAGCCTGCTCAAGTGCGGACTGCACATCGGCATTGGTCTTGCCGTTCTGAGTAGCAAAGTCAATGCTGAGCAAGAATGCTACTGCATCTTCTTTAGACATAGGAGTCTTCAGTTCGACGATGTCGATATCTTTGTGACCGTTCTTGGCCAGTACTTTGACGCGGAGTGCATCATTACAGAAACGAACTTTCATTTCACCGTTGAGACGAGAAACACCAGCATGAGTAAATGTAGACATATAAAATTCCTTTGTGTGTATGTGTCTTATATGAGCAGCACCGCGCTGTCCATAATCTAATTATACAACCGTTTTGGTCGGTTGTCAACCATTTTTTGGCCTAGGCGCCGTAGTAGGGACTATAGATCTCCTCCTCTTGTGGCGTATCTGCCACATCATCTACACCCATTTCCTGTAGTGCAGACAACACCATTTCAATTGGGCAATCTAAGATTCGAGCAATGTTCTTGGCACTCATGCCGTCGATATACAGTTGCTCAATGTCGTATGATAAGTCTTTGATCGCGCTCATTTTGCCAACTCCTGACTTTGTGTTTTAACTGTGTCTACACCTTTGTCCAACATCTTAGCAATGCCGGAGAATCCAACAGTTGCTAGCACTAGCCCAAATACTGTGCCTAGGATAAAGTTTTTCATGCTGTCTCCTCTTGTGCAATACGATCCTGCTCGTCCATAATAGCCTGCTCTAACTCGACATAGGCGCCGTCGTGATCGGATACGAACCAAACAGCCTTGCCGTTGATATTGCGCAGGATGTAGTCGTATTCCTCGTGTTGTAAGTTCTCAACATAGTCCGCATAGTCTTTGAATTTTTCAATACACAAGTTCTCGCCACGGTCACGTGCGTAGAATGTAGTGTAGCCTGCTTCGTTAGCCAAGTCAATTTCTGTTTGGATCTTGGCCCGCTTCAAAGCGTCAGTCTCATTGTAAGCAGGGCTAAAGGGATGCTTCTTGCCAATGCTCTTGCCCAGCGAGCTAATGCCGCCCATGTCAATCAAGTCGCGCAGTTTGAACGGGTCGCTGTAGTGCTCCTGCAGGATCTTGCCGTTGTTCTCCAAGTAGCCGTCCCAGTGGCAGTAGACCTGCTCAACGGTGCCGTCTGCGAATTCCAATGCAATAGTGCTTCGTGTTCCCATTTAGTGCTCCTAGTGTGTTAGCTTAGGCCGAGTCTCCAAACTCGCTTCGTATCCCTTGGTTACAACCCTTTTTGCATCTCTGCTGGGTTCTTACATTTGAGGATCGCCTTGCTTCTGTCTATGTGCTAATTATAGCACGGTTTTACCATCCTGTCAACCGTTTATTCAATTACCACTACACGACGGACGGACTCTTTGTAGTTGCCTGTGTCTTCGTCGTAGCAGTCCTCGTCGTCGACCAGCTTGTCCATTTGGTGGTAGTCACTGCGCTCTACTACACCTTCGAACACTTGGCTAACTTTGGGCGCCACTGTGGTGCGCCAGTGGTCGCCGTAACCATATGCAAAGTGAACATCGGCGTCCTGCGGCAAGTATTGCAGTTGCTCGATCAATTGTGCTACATTCATATCAACTCCGTTTGTTTCAGTGTAAGTGTATTATAACTCCAAAACGCACAGGTGTCAACCAAAGACCCTATGCGCTTCAGGGTTAATACTTGACTACGCGAACTACTTGTGTCAGGTAAGCCCAGCTGTCATCATAGTCAATGCCCGGACGCCCGTTCTTAATGTCCTCATCGAGCCCTGCCACTGTGACTTCACGTGGACTGCCCATGCCAAAGTTGTCACGCACTATAACACGCGAGCCTTCGCGCATATCGCTGAGCATGACTCGTTTAAGAACTGTTGAATACTGTGTAAACATTGTCTATCCTATTGCGTTGTCGATAATGTATTATAACATCAATCTTTGAAGAACACAACCAATACCCGACCATTTTGCTCAAGTACTGCGTAGCCTGGATCTGACAGATCAGTGTTGCTATTACGCAACACTCGGCCAGCGATGATCTTAACACTGCGCTCGTTGACGCTGTCTGTTACATCGTAGCCTGGACCATCTTCTGCCGCACCATGTGCTGTGTAGCTGTATTTGCCTGCACAACCGCACATACAGGTCCCACGCTTGCCCGAGTAAACTTTAGTGATAGTGCTGATGTCGACTGCTTGCATAGTGTGTGCTCCTTGTTGCGATGTATGTATTATAACACCTTATGCCAATTCTGTCAAGTGGTAGTCAGCAGTAACCCTATCCGCTGTAGGGTCATAGGTTAGGAAGATCTTTGTGCTGTCAGTGCCGCCTTTGACGTGATAGACTACGGTGTAGCAGAACTGTCCACCGTTGGTGATGCCCAGGAACTTACACGATGTGAACTCCGGGCCCTTGTAGCCTGCTTGCTTGGCCGCCATCGTAAGCATAACCGCAGGCATATTGGTAAGGAGTGCGAGCTTGTCTGCTGTGATCATTCTGCCTCCAATATGTCAATCACGTCACGTACATCATCTATCATGCTTTCAAAGCCGCAATGCAGTTCAAAGCATTCCTCTGTGTCTCCCAGTGCTGCCTGCACGCCTGCGTCAGCGTCCTGTATCAATGCGATGGACATATACAACCGTTCAATCTTTTCCTGCTGTGTTAGCATAGGGGCTCCTGTTTAGTGTAAGTGTATTATAACGCAAAAATAGCACAGTGTCAACCAAAAACCCTACGCTGTGTAAGTGTATCCTTCTTCACCTGCCAGCGCACACTCCTTCCACTCCTCAAAGCAGTCCTCTGCGTATTCCTCGTCCCAAATAAGTATCTGCTCACAGCTTGCAACCTCTGTGCCTCGTTGCAGTGTAACCTTAACGCAGTTGCCACTCATATGCTCGCTAGTGTAATAGCCTGCCGCCTCAATGTCTACAACTTCTACTTGCATACCTGCTCCTGTTTAGTGTAAGTGTATTATAACGCACTTTTACCAAACAGTCAACCAAAGGCCCTGCATTGCACAGGGCCTTTGATCGCAAACAGAAGTATTAGTCTTCTTGGTTCTCTTCTTCCCACTCTGCAACACTCTCTGAGATGCAGAACGCTTCGTCTAGTTCTGCAGGCAATGTGTCGGCAATGCCCTTACTGTCTAGACCACCATACTCGTAATAGTCATCATTGCCTTCTTCCCAAATGCCAGCAAAGGCCATGCCACCTTCGTAATACATGGCACGGATACGGAAGCCCTGTTCTGTCAACTTCTCATAGGCTGCACAAGGAGGGGCCCATGCTGAGTCAAAGCCCAACATCAATCCACCTGGGATGTCCTGTGCAGGGTTGCCATCAGCAC